TTATGTCAGTTTTGCACCATTAAAATTGTATTTAAAATTTATTCCGTCAAAGTAATATTCAATAAAGTCATCAAACACATAACAAGAAACTTCTGTTGCTTTAATAGGTGGTTTTTTGATTTTAAACAATATTTCTCCAGTTGTAACATTTACTAAGAAGATAGAATTACTGCAATTACCTTTGCTATTATGAGTATAAAAAGTAATTAATGTTCCATCTTTTGATATATTGCATCCACCAATATAAGCATCAGTAACCATATTGAAAAGGATATTAAACTTTGAGTCCATAACGGCAATAATACTATAATATAGTTTATTTGAATTTATGAATGCGACAGTGGTATCAATGGATGATACAATAAAATTGAATACATTTCTTTTATACATTGCAAATTTTAATTCATTATAAAATTTTTCAGAAAGATTAGTCATATCGACTTCTATTTCTTGTTCTGCTTCTTGATCGCTTTGCTTGTCTAAAGAATTTAGAAAGTCAATACACTTACTAGTTGGCAAAAAGTACTTATCAGGAAAATTCTTTTCTAATTGTTCAGTAGATAAATTTGAAAGTAATCTGTCTACTAAAACATCCTTTTTCCCTTTGTTTGAGAGATTGTATTTATCAAGCACTTCTTTTAAATAATTAACTTTATATTTGCCTAATGAAAAAGAATCAGCAAATGATATATACAAATAATCATTTGCAAATAGTTTTAGCATACTCTTTCCAATATTTAGTTTATATTTATATGTAAAGTATTTAGGAAGATAATTAAGGTCAGTACTTTTCTTTAATACATATTTAAGTAAGTAAGTTTCTCCGTCGTTTAATTTAATTGTTCGTTTTTTTACATCTTTCACATCTGATAGAGAAAATGAATTAATATTATTGTTATGTTTTATATCAGAAGTATAACTATTTTCTAGTTGCTTAATCAATAATAAATCTCTATCCATATTAGATAGCACTTCATCATCCACTCTATTTTCTTTGGCTGAATAAAACAAATCAATATAAGGTTGTCCTAATCTATCTAATCTTTCTTTTATTTTTGCTTCAAACGCAGGGTCATAAATTCTATTTTTTTCTTTTACTTCTTTTTTTATTTGTTCTCTGCACTCATTAACAAACTTATTATGTCCACTATTCACAATATATTTGTTTTATTCTGTAATAGTTTTTATATAACTAACATCACTATCAATATTATCTATATAATCATTATAATCATCAGCAAATGAGGAGAAGTCTCCAATATCAGTTACTAATGAATATAGTTTTGAATAGTTATCATAAATATCATCAACTTTTTCAGCAACTACTTTTGCTGAGTCAGAAATATTCAATGTTGCAAGTTTATTGTATTCTTTAGTTAATGTTTTATAATCATTATCAATTTTATTTGATTTCACTTTTCCTTTTTTAACTAACCATTTTCTAGCCTCATCAACGACCTCTTTTGCAGTATCAGAATCAATATCATTACCACTAATATTAGTATAATGATCCATGTAGTTATATTCATACTGACCCATATTAGAAAGATAAATAGAGGCATCATCAATTTTTGCACTAAAATCTTTGGCTAGTTCATAATATTTGTCTTCACTTATAACTGCAACAGTTGTTGAAGTTGTCGTTGCCGGTGTTGATTCAACAGTAGATGTACTTGAAGAAGTTGTACTACTTTTGGATTCAGAATTATTAGTAGAACAACCGGTTAATAATCCAATAATAGCGATACAGCTAATAACGATAGTTAGTATATGATTTTTATGCTTAGTGTTATTTTTACCCATAATAATACCTCATTTTGATATAATTTCACAAATTTCGTTATAATACAACAATTTGCTTACAAGATGGATAGATAATAGTATAATAATTTATTATCTTGTTAAGAAGAGAGGAAAAAAGAAAATGACAGAATTAGAACAATTAATTGAAAAATGTAAAAAACTTAATAAAGAGAATCTACATATTATTCTTCAGACTGCCCTTTCTCTAATTGCTCAGCAAGAACAAGAAGAGCCTGCAAGTGTTCAGGAGAAAGTTTAGTTCCGATTTCAATCAATTTATTTATATCCTCATTATCAGACTGCAATCCTGCAGTCTGTTCTTTTTTTATATTAGTTTTACCTAAAAGGTAATCTATAGATACATTAAAGTTATCAGCAATTTTTTCTAAATAAATAACATTAGGATAAGAACCTTTTTTCCAACCTGCAATGGTAGCAGATGGAATGCCAAGTTTTACCCCTAAAGGATTAGGTTTTGTATTGTTTTCTATACATAAATTATAAAATCTATTCCAAAAAGTCATAACATCACCCTTTTATTATAAAATATCACAAAACCGATACTACATTCTTGTGCAATATGTAGAATTATCGTAAATATGATAATTTAACTTGAAATATCGTTTAACCGAGGTTATAATGTAACTAAAGTTAAGAAAAACCCATATTTCTTAACTTGTCTACAAAGGTGGGAGTTACACCTCCAGATATTATATGTGACTTTAGTTGAAAATCCTTAAAATAAAAAAGTTTTGCTCGTAACTCCCACTAATATTTAATAAGTAAAATATAACCACAGTTATATTTTATATAATATCACAAAAATGACCTAAATACAAGGTGGTGAAAGTATGAATTTAGGTGAAAACATTAAAAAAAACAGAAAAAAGCAAGGGTTAACTCAGCTTGAACTTGCTGAACTAGTTGGTGTATCTGGACCAATGATTAATCAGATTGAAAATAGTGTTAAAATGCCAACAGTTCCTCTTTGTAATTTGATTGCAAAGGAACTTAATGTGAGCCTTGATGAGCTTGTGAATGGTAATTAACACATTATCAACTTTGCTACTTATATAGTAGCACTTTTAAAGGAGAGATAAAATGGAAGAAATCTGTGCAAATATCTACAAACAGAGTAGAAAAAATGCAGGTATTGAACAGGGCGATGCAGCTGATGCACTAGGGGTTTCAATTCGAAGTTTACAGAACTACGAAAGTGACCTAAGCCCTTCAATTCCTCAACTTGATATAGTGCGAAACATGGTCATCCTTTATAAGGATAGGTCATTAGCTTACAAACATATAAAAAGGTCCCCAATCGGGGAGTTTATGCCGGAACTAAGTCAACAGACCTTGCCGGTTGCAACACTTGGTGTTGTAGATGATATTAATAACTTCAATGAGGTGTTGGATAAATTAGTATCCATTACTCGTGACGGTCAAATAAGCGTTGATGAAGTAGGTGATTGGAAAGAGATTATCAATAAGGGTATGCGATTGATGAATTCAATGAATACCTTAATTAATGCTAAGGGTGGTGAAATATAAGTGTTGTGGCTAGACAGTAATAGCATAGCCATTATTCTTGTATGTAGCAAAGCAACAGCCTATAAAATCATCAAAGAGATTAAAGAAGAAATGGAAGAGAGGGGATACTTTGTGAATCCAAACGCAAGGGTCCCAGTTAAATATTTTTGTGAAAGATATGGTTTGGATTGTGATGAAACAATCAAACTGCTAACAAAAGAGAAAACAGCTCATACGAACAATCGTACAAGCTGTTAATCAAGATAAACAAAAAAAGAAATCTGTGCTTTTATTATAAGCATAGAAAATAAAAATGTCAATAGGAGGAAACATAATGACAGAAAAGAACGAACAGTATGTTGAAACAACTGCAACAACTGTAAATGAAGAATCGGTTGACGAAATGTCAAAGAAAATTGACCAGCTTGTAAAGGTTAAACAATTACCGGTTATTGCACAGGAACTAGCAACAGTAAAGGGTGAAATTGATGCTAGGGTTGAATATGTTAAGACCCTAAAAGTCAATGATAAGAACTTTAAGTTCGTGAAGTCAGAACTTGCCGATATTCGAAAACTATTCAATGCCCTTGAAAGTAAGAGAAAGTCAGTAAAGAAACAAATTCTTCAGCCTTATGAAGAATTTGAACCTCTTTATAATGAGTTAGCCAAAACTCCATTGCAAGATGCAATCAGTTATCTTGATGAGCAGGTAAAGACTCAAACAAAAGTGCTGATTGATGAAAAAGCAGACAAGGCAAGGGAATACTACAAGGGCCTTTGTGAGAACCTTGGCATTAACTTTGTCAAGTTTGAACAAATTGGTCTTAATATTACATTAAGTGTTTCTCATAAGAAATTATGTGAGCAAATCTTAGCATTCTTTGAGAAGGTTACTGAAGAACTTAAACTTATTGATACGCAAGGAGAGCATAAAGCTGAAATTCTTGTTGAATACAAGAAAACACTTAATGTAGCACAATCAATCACTAAGGTAAGTGAAAGATATAAGGCCATTGCAGCCGAACAAGCTAGAATTGAAGCCGAAAAAGCTGAAAGAGAAAAGGCTAGAGAAAATGCAAAAAGAAATGAAGATATTAGATTCCATGCTAATGTATCTTGTGCAGTAGAAACACCACCAGAAGAAATGGAACAACCACCTATTCAGCAGAACAATGTGGTAGAAGAACCTGCACCAACAGCTGTACCTAGTCTAATCAAAGTACCATTTTCAGTTTATGGCACTAGAGAACAACTACAAGTAGCAATTCCAAAAATTAAGAAATTGCTAAACGAACTACTAAGCAAAGGAGACCTGGAAAGTTATGAATAATAATAACGCTATTCAAAAGAAGCCACAGAAACTAAGTTTTTCTGCAATTCTAAAAACCGACTCATATCAGAAAGCATTGCACAATGCTCTATCTGATCCAAGAGAAATTCAGAAGTTCACTTCTGCAATTACATCAGTGGTAGCAACAAATCCTAATATTGCGAACTGTGATAGTTCAACAATTCTTTCTTCTGCACTATTGGGCCATTCGCTTGGACTAGTACCAAGTCCTCAGCTTGGTCAGTATTATATGGTGCCTTTTGAGGATAAGAAAAATCACAGAACAACAGCAACTTTTGTATTAGGTTATAAAGGTTATGTACAACTGGCAATTCGCTCAGGACAGTATAAGCGTCTGAATGTAATTGAAATCAAGGAAGGCGAACTTATTAAGTGGGACAGACTTACCGAAGAATTCGAATTGAAATTTATTGAGGACGATACAGAAAGAGAAGCAACCGAAACAGTTGGTTATCTTGCATATTTCAAGTATGTATCCGGATATGAAAAAGCTATCTACTGGACTAAAGAAAAAATGAAAGCTCACGCCATGAAGTATAGCCCAGGCTATGCTTCAGACATTAGAAAAGGTAATAATTATACATTCTGGAGCAAAGACTTTGACTCAATGGCTAAAAAGACAATGCTTAGACAACTGATAGGCAAGTGGGGCATTATGAGTGTCGAAATGCAAAGAGCTTATGTTGCAGACGGTGCTGTTGTAGATAATGACGGCAATCCAACCTCATACAATGAAGGTGATTTTGTTGAAGTGGATAATCAGAATGATATTGAAAAACCAACAACAGAAGAAACACCTCAGCAGGTTGCACAATCCGAACCACAAGCACCTGCAAGACCACCGGTTCAAACCATAGGTAATAATAATCAAAGAGAGCCACAAGCTCCTAGTCAGATGAGCCTTGATGACTTCTAATAATAGTATGAAAATCAATGTTCAAGTAATATCAACTGGCAGCAAAGGAAACGCTGTCTTCTTGAATGATGAAGTTCTAGTTGACTGTGGTGTTCCTTTCAAGCAACTGTTGAAAGCTGGAATTGTTGATAAGCTTAAATATGTTTTTTTAACTCATCAGCACAAAGACCATGTTAACCTTACAACCATTAAGAGGCTGTTTGAATATAGACCTACTATCCGTATCATTGCACCTGATTATTTAAAATCAATTTTTGTTCATTGTAGTTGGATTTCCTTTCTTAATATAAATAATTTCTTTTTCGCTGAAATCGGGCAATGGTACAAGATAGGTGATATTCAATATACAGCAGTAAGGCTACATCATGATGTTCCAAATGTAGCTTGGAAACTATTTTTTCAGCTTCCATACAGTATATATTATAAGGTTTTATATGCCACCGACACAGCCAATATGGACGGTGTAAAGGCTATGAATTACGATTTATATTTGATTGAAAGTAACTACACTAAATCAGATATAGTCAGAAGAATTAAAGAGAAACGGGCAAATGGGCAGTTTTGCTATGAGGACCGTGTTCTAAAAACACACTTATCAAAAGAACAGTGCGACAGTTTCTTAGCTGATAATATGGGTGAACACTCATATTTCATTTATCTGCACGAACACGCAGAAGAAATTGAGGAGAGTGAGGAATAGTGATAACATCTGCAAATATAGTCAACTATGACGGTTGTAACTTAATCGTTAGACCTCAGGACTACATAGGTAGAGAACTGCAGCAAAAGCAGTCAAAATATGTTGAAATACGCATAGTTGACGGCAGAACTATATCCTCACTACAAAGAAGAAAAGTCTATGCTCTTATAAGAGATATAGCAATGTGGAATGGTGATGACCCGGAGTGGCTAAAGGAATATTTCAAGTTTATATTCTGTGGCGAGTGCGACCAGGAATACTTTTCATTATCTAATTGTGAAAAATCCATAGCCACTTCATTTATCACATATTTAGTTGATTTCTGCCTGTATCACAACATCCCAACAAGGGAGTCACTATCTATAATGACTGATGATATAGGCAGATATTTATACTCGTGCCTTGAACATAAAAGGTGTGCAGTCTGCAATAAACCAGGCGAAATACATCATGTAGATAGAATAGGAATGGGCAGAGATAGAGAACAGATTGTGCATACAGGCTTGTCAGCAGTCTGTTTATGTAGAGAACATCATAATCAATGTCATAATGACGAGAAAACATTTTTTAATAATAATCACATATATGGCATTAAATTAGACAAGTTTTTATGTGACAAATTGAATTTGAATACTAAGGAAAGAAAATAGTATGGCTAGACCAACCAAAACAGGTATGGATTACTTTCCTTTGGTGTGTAATGTTGATGACAAAATAAAATTAATTCAAGCCGAATTTGGCTTGACCGGGTTTGCTTTAGTCGTTAAACTCTTTCAAAAGATATATGGAGAGCGAGGTTACTACTGTGAATGGACAAGGGACGTGGCTTTGTTGTTCAGTCAAGAAAATGGACTGGGTTACTCTGTTGTGTCCGAAATAGTTAATGCAACTGTTAGACGAGGTATTTTTGACAAGGATAAGTTTGAGAAATATGGAATTTTAACTTCAAGAAGAATTCAACAAACTTATTATGATGCTTGTCAAAGAAGAAAGAATATTTTTTTAAATTCTGATTACCTCCTTATTAGTGTTACCCAAAAAAACGAGAGTGATAACATTAATTCGGTTAATGATAACATTAATTCAAAAATAGTTAGCAACAATACACAAAGTAAAGTAAATCAAATTAAAGTAAATAATAATAAAGAATGTAGTAGCTCTTCGCCTGTTGCTAAAGCAACACCGAAAGAGCCTGAAAACTATTTTATTAAACTTATTCTGAATGATAATAGTTACTACTATGTCATTGATGAGGAAGTGAAAGAATACAAATCGCTATATCCAAATGTGAATGTAGAACAACAACTAAGGAATATGGCAGGTTGGTTGAATGCAAACCAACGCAAACGAAAAACAAAACGAGGAATAAAAAGGTTCATAAATAGTTGGCTCTCTAAAGAGCAAGATAGAGGAGGTTACAGCAGATATGGACAAAATACAAACACCTCAAGGAATACTACGGTTCGTTCCTCAGAGAATCAGGGAACAGTACCACCAAGGAACATTGAACAGGTCTTCTGACCCTGTGGAAAAAATGAAACAGGAAGTAGAGGTAATGAATAGACAAGCTGGCAGTTTGACTGACTATGATTGTCCTAAATGTTTGAATAAAGGGTTTATTTACAAGCTGAAAGAAACCAATGACGGTTTTAGCAAAGCTGAGATTACTGCGACACCTTGCGATTGTCAAAAGATAAGAAGTGAAATAGCAAGGCTAAAATCAAGTGGTTTATCTCGCTTAGTAGATAAATATAAATTCAGTAATTTCAGAGCTGATGACAAGTGGCAGAAAGTCATTAAGCAATCAGCAAAGCAATATGCGAATAATCCAACAGGTTGGTTTTATATCGGTGGCCAACCCGGTTGTGGCAAGACACATATATGTACTGCTATAGTCAATGAATTAATTAAAAACGGCAGGTCAGCAAAATATATGCTTTGGCAAGACGATATTGCAACCTTGAAAGGTTTTGCAAATGATATAGATAACCTTGATAAAATGTTAAATCAATTCAAGAGAGCTGATTTCTTGTATATTGATGACTTTTTTAAAGCAAGGCAGGGTGAAAGTGTAACAACTGCTTCAGTTAATATGACTTTCAGAATTATCAATCACAGATACAACGAAAATCTATGTACAATCATATCTTCTGAATTATCAATATCAGACATAATCAATATTGATGAGGCTTTAGGTAGCAGAATAGCTGAAATGTGTGGTAATAGAGCATATTTCATAAGCAGAGACACCTCCAAAAATTATCGATTTAGGAAACAAGGTGAACAATTATGATTAGTGACAATAAATGGTATGACCAAATGTGGAACCCTATCACAGGTGTACCTAGTGGCAACATCCCAATTACTACACTGGATAGCTTCTGCAGAAATTCATCTGGTGATGTTAGATTTAATATGTCATCACCACTTTGCAAAATTACTGAAGAAGGTGTAGTGCTTGAAGAACCTTTTGAATCAAAAAGAAAAGGTCATTATTTGCTATCACCTTGTGGTTCAAATCTTACTTTTCACAAGTACAGATTAAAAACAATGGATGAAAAGTATAAAGTTAGTCATATTATACTAGTTTGCCCTATGTCAGATATATTTGATTATCAAGTATCTAGCAAATGGTTAAAAACGGTTCTTGATATATGTTACGATAATCCCCGACATATTTACATTTTTACAACCAGGTATCTAGGTCCGGCTCTAATCAAAGCTAAAGAATACAACTTCCCAAAAAATTGGTGGTTTAGAAATGTGTTTCCTGATGATAAATCAGACTACAAGGAATATCGGGTTAGTCATAATTCTTTACAGGGCTTACAAAGTTATATAATTGCCAATAACTGTGACCCTAAAGAGATATTAGACAATGTAAATCTGATATGTCATTTCAATCGAATTACGAATGATAATGTAGAACTGCTGAAATCTAAGTTTTATGATTTTAACTATGGGTATAAGTTTGCAACGGTTAGCAGAATTCCCAATGATGAAAAGAAAAAATATTTTTTAAAAGTGTTAAAAAATATGAATATTCTTTTTTACTTCTTTGAAGATAAAAAAGAAGGAGTTATACCCAAATTTGAAAGACCTGTAACATTATCTAAAAAGCAATCAAAAAATTTAATTGGCAAGTGTGCTATGTGCCACACAGAGAAAAGAAAAGGAGATATGTACACCATATTTTATAGACGAAGGAGAGGGGAAAGCACTAAAAGAATGGGATATATATGTGAGGATTGTTTCAATGAATTTACAAAGCAGTTTACCGACGAATAACTTAGAAAGCAAGGAACAGGAATTGTTGTTCAATTGGGCCAAAGATTGTGTGAGAACCAATGTTCACCCTGAACTAGAAGTGTTATATGCAATCCCAAATGGTGGTTATCGTCACACAAGGGAAGCTACTGCACTCAAAAGACAAGGTGTTAAAGCTGGTGTATCTGATATATGTTTACCTCTTGCAAGAGGTAAATATCATGGATTGTACATAGAGCTAAAAGTGGGAAAAAATAAACCTTCTGAAGCTCAGTTGCATTGGTTACAGTTAATGCAGAATAACGGTTACGGTGTTGCAGTATGTTATGGTGGCTTTGAGGCAAAGCGACTAATAGAAAAGTATCTCAAATTAGGGGAATTTAAAAATGATTTGTGATTGTTGTAAGAAGAATTGGAGTGGTGGAATGCGTAGCCATTGCCCTCATCCAAATGCGAAAGAAAAAGGAATAAAACGAATTTGTTATTACTGCTGTATTAAGTGCAAATATTCAAAAAGAGAAGGTTCCGGAATTGATTGCACACTATGGACGAAAGGTAGGTAATCAAAATATTATGCTTGAAATAATATATCGTATTTATAAAGTTGCTGATGAAGAAACAGCAAAAACAAATTCAGAAAAGGATTACGAATTTGGCTATTATGTTCATACAAGCAAATATAACAATATTGAATTAGTAATGGATTGTAAAATTTGTGATAGTAGAGAACAATTCAAAGAATTGATTAGAGAGGAATATGGAGATATTTCATTCCGTAATTCTAAGAAATTAAAAACCGGAGATTTGTATTGTATTATCATTGGAGAACATTGCTACAATACAGAACGATATTTCAATAAAGTTACATTTTTTTGTGATTGTTGTGGTGCAACAATCGAAACATATTACGGAAAAGCGATATATTTCAGCGATTATGAAGTACGAAGTGAGTTCTTTGGTATAGAAAAATATTCTGAGAAACGATTTTGTTGTGAGAAGTGTAAACAAGTATATGCAGAAAGAGAACGCAAAAAATTAAAGCCTGATGATGAACAAGAATTTTTCGTATCAAAAGATATGTTTACAGAAAATATAGCAGGATATATCTATTTAATTACGAAGAAATCAACAGGTGAGTTTTATGTTGGCCAAACTATTCACGCACCAATATTTCGTTGGGGTCAGCATTTAAAGACTGACCGTTTTCCAATCGAAAATATTACAGACTACAAATTTGAGGTTTTGGAAATTGTCGATAAAGACGAAAACATACTTGATAGGGAAAAATATTACATACAGAAATACTATGTGAAAGACCCTGAAAAATCCTTAAATTATATGTGTACTAAAAATATAGTTGAGGATGATAGACAATTAAGTATATCGTTGTAATAGGAAGGATTAAACAAATGATTACTACAATAGATGACATTGTTAAATTAATAGACTCTCACCAATTTCCTTGTGACAATCTGACTTTACTTTCTGATGTCTTTCATATTTCTGCAATAAGTATAAGTAACAAAATTAATTATAGTGCAGAAAGAGAAAAAGAATATATGAACATCATCAAAAAGTATGATGGAGGTTCAAGAAAAGTTATTGCTGAGATATTTGCAATGCTGTTTCTTATTCTTTCAAATCAAATAGACCCAGCTATAGGGTTTAATGACCATCTTGGAGAACTATATATGAAGTCTAACACTTCAAGCAAGAAAGCTGGTCAATTCTTCACACCTTATCATATTTCACGAATGGTAGCAGACACGGATTTGTCAAAAGAAATTGTTGAGAATAACGACATCATAACAGTATGTGAACCTTCGTGTGGTTCCGGTGGAATGATTATAGCTACAGCAGATTTATTGTGGAATAAATACAAGGTCAATTACACAGAACATTTGATGGTTGAATGTTCTGATATTGACAGCAGGTGCGTACATATGGCATTTGTTCAATTTAGTTTAGCTGGTATTCCGGCAATAATCTATCATCAGAACGCATTGACTAAGGAATATTATAGCAGGTGGGAAACTCCTGCATATGTTATTAATTATAGAAAATTTGATAAGGCATTGAGAGGAAATAAAAATGGATATAAAAGACATAACAGCAGACTCCAAATTTTGTGATTACTTTAGAGTTTGGATAGAGGTATATAAAGAAGGTGCAATCAGAGAAGCTACAATGTCAAAATATCGTATGACATTGAAATGGATTGAAAAACTTATACCTGATGTAACCATTAAGCAGCTGACAAGACCAGTTTATCAAAAGTTGTTAAACGATTATGCGAAAGAACACGAAAGACAAACTACTATTGACTTTCATCATCAGGTTAAAGGTGCCATTCTTGATGCAGTTGATGACGGATTTATCGAGCGTGACCCAACACGAAAAGCAGTTATAAAGGGTAAAGCACCAAGACCTAAGAAGATTAAATACTTAAGCCAGTTTGAACTTCATTCATTGCTTGATGATTTAGACCTTGGAGAACAGCCTAATTGGGATTGGTTTATTTTGTTGGTAGCAAAGACAGGTATGAGATTTTCTGAAGCTCTTGCAATAACACCGGCTGATTTTGACTTTTCCAGACAAACCCTTTCAATCAGCAAGACTTGGGATTATAAAGGTGATGGTGGTTTCTTGCCAACCAAGAACAAATCATCTGTAAGAAAAATTCAAATTGACTGGCAGATTATTGTTAAATTTTCTGAATTAGTAAAAGGGCTACCAGAGGACAAGCCTATTTTTGTTGGTCCGGATAAAATTTACAATTCTACAGTTAATGATGTACTTACAAGACATTGCAAGGCTTGTGGAATTTCAGTAATCTCTATACATGGCCTTCGCCATACACATGCTTCTTTGTTGCTTTTTGCTGGTGTATCGATAGCAAGTGTGGCAAGACGCTTAGGCCATGCAAGTATGACTACTACCCAAAAAACATATTTACATATTATTCAAGAACTTGAAAATAAGGATGTAGATTTGGTTATGAGAACTTTGTCAGGATTATAATTATGGGAAATCGCAGATGGACTGAAAAAGAAATTGAGTATCTTTCTTCAAAATGGGGAAATATGCCCATTGAGAAAATTGCAAAAAATCTTAATAGAAGTGTTACTGCTGTATTTATCAAGAAAAACAGGCTAGGATTATCTAGATATACTGATTCTAATGATTGTTATATCCCTAAAAACACTCTTTTTGAAATAGTGTTTAGAAAAGGTGCTTCCTATATGGCTACTAGTGCAATTAAGAATAGAGGTCTAAAAATTCACAAAGTAAAGCGAAGCAAGAAATTCACTTATGAAGGAATAGATGTGAATGAATTTTTTGATTGGGCTTACGAAAATAGATATTATTTAGATTTTTCAAATTTTGAAAAATATGGTCTAGGTCCAGAACCGGAGTGGGTGGATATTAAAAGAAGACAAGACATCAGAAGAAATCAAAAAATTACAACGGAGCCTTGGACTACTAAAGATGATGATGAACTTAGAATATTATTAAGAAGAAAAAAGTACACTATTGTAGAATTATCAAAAGCTTTGCACAGAACAGAAGGAGCAATTAGAAGAAGAATTCAAGATTTGAAGATAAGCGATAGACCAATATCTTTAAATAAACATATACAATGGACAGATGAAGAATATATGCTTTTAGGTCATATGATTAAAGACTGTAAAAGTTATGAAGAAATGCAGGAACAGCTTAGTGATAAGTCGGTTAAAGCTATTAGAGGAAAAGTATATCGAAATTATCTAACTGAAAACTTAGATAAAGTGAGGGGAATGATTGGTGATGGTGAATTCTTCGATAATATGCCAGTAAAACAATTAAGACATAAGAACTACTTTAGTATTGAAGAAAAATGCGAAGTTAGAAATTTATTATCAAGTATGCTTACGACTTTAAATTCTTACATAGAAGAAAATAAACCATATTATGAAGAATTTGAACAGTTTTTTCAAAAAGATATGTGCTATTATTGGTCTGACCTTAAAGGTTGCATAATGGGAGAGTCTAATTGTGATGAATGTACATCATTCAAAAGAATTGAGGTTCAGTATTGTAAGCGTTGTGGTTGCAGTTTCTATGAACGAATTGAAAACAATTTTTGCAAAGATTGTAGAATAGCGAGAAAGAAACAAGGATACAAAAAATATCTTCGCATGAGAGGTAAATTATGAATTTAGTTGAATGTAATAAATGCAAAAAGTTTGTTGATGATGAAAGATGTACAAAAATTGCAGTTTTAGAAAATTGCAAATACAAACATTATAAATTATGCGAAAGTTGTAAAGAAAAATTTGACATATGGATATCCGAAAAAATATCTTCAACACAAGGAAAGAAAGGAAGATTATCAATTTGGAAAAAAACAAAAAATGGTCTAATGGAATGTTCAAGATGTGGTTATAGCACTTCAATAGGTGGCTTGTATTGCAAGAATTGTGGTGCAAAAATTGTAAATAAACATTCGGAAGTTTAGTTTAGGGAAAACACTCCACAGAAGTTATCGGTGTCTCGAACTGGAGAGAGCTGGATCATGCCCAGCAACTTCCAACACGCATTGAACCGAAGGTAATATGGTTTGCAACTATGTCTTGCCTTCGGGTATATGGCCAGAATGGAAAATAAATATGGGTTCGATTCCCGTGCTGGCTGATTAGTCTTCATTCTTAGCAACAGTAAATGGTCACCTAACATTTACTGTTGCGACTAAGTCTTTACTATGGAAGGAATTAATTTGAATGATTATAAAAATAAACAAAAAAACAAACTTTGTTTTTATGATAATGGAATTTGATGAACATACAAAAACAACAACCTTAATTGGTGCGATAGAAATAAAAGCTAAAAAGAATATGTCTTATGTGGATATAATCAAAGAAACAAATAAAACCGTACGATATTTAGGTTATAAACTATGTACATATATGTCTAATGTTTGGATTTATAAAAATGGAAGATATAGCATACCAATCACATTTAAGAGAGAGGAAGTTAACAATGCCTGACATGGAAATATCAAAAATTATTGAATTGGCTGCATCAGCAGGAGCTAAAGCAGCACTTATGGCTCAAGAAGAGAAAAGAAAACTTGATTTAGAAGAATGGCAAGACAAGAAATTAAGAAACACCAAATTACTATTGAAGAATTTTAGGAAGTTGAATTTACATATCAACAATGCTAAATTCAAAAAAAGTCAGATTGACAAAACAGATGCAGATGAGTACCTTTTTGAACTGATGATGTATGACCCAAGAAATCAAAGAGATGCTATTGTAGAGAGTATTAGACAGTCAGTTGCCAAAACTGAAGTTATAGTATCTCATATTTTGAAAATGCTTAAAATATATGAGATATACTGTTATCAAGACGGAACAGATAAGTATATGCGTAGATATGATGCTTTGTACGGTAAATATATTTCCACAAAAGAAATAAAGTATGATGAAATAGCAGAGAAATATTATGTTGATATTCGAACTATACAATCAGATATTAATGAGGCTATCAAGGAATTTTCTTCTTTGCTATTTGGCTTTGATGCGTTAAAGAATATGTGATTTTTTTGAAAAAAGTATTGACTTATACACAAAAAATGTGTATAATATAAGTATCTTAAATAAGGTGGTTGATAATGAAGAAAAAAGATTTGGTTAATCTTCTTAAGAAAAATAATTGGTATTTTTTAAGAGAGGGTGCTAACCACGAAATTTGGACAGATGGAATTAATACTGAACCTGTGCCAAGGCACAGAGAAATTAATGAAAGAACTGCCCAGGGTATTATAAAAAGAAGGGGACTTAAATAGTCCTCTTCAACCTGGCATAATTTATAAATGATAATTTGAGAAAGGAGAACCGACTATGGTAAAGCAAATTATTGTTTATCCTGTTGTTATCGACACAAATCTAACAGATAACTATTATGATGTTTATGTTCCTGATTTGGAAATAAACACAGAAGGTGAGTCGATTTCAGACGCTATTGAAATGGCTAGGGAAGCAATAGCATTAAAATGTATTAGTAATGAGGATTTGAAACAACCAACACCTGAACCAACAAACAATATTGAAAAAATTAAACATTCATCAACAGAAATTGTAACACTTGTTGATGTTGATATTGCTGATTATAAAAAGAAAAATGATTTAAGAACAATCCGTAAAAATGTTTCAATTCCTGCATATTTAGATTTTTATGCAAAAAAAGAAAAAATTAATGTTTCAGCATTGTTGACTAATGCTTTAAAAAGAGAGTTGAATTTGTTATAATATTTCATTTTTGCACACATTAATTTCGTTTTTGTTTGTGAAAATGCAGTATTTATGCGATTTTTGAGAATTTTTTACTTCGTTTTTTCTTCGTTGACTTTTCATTATAGACAATGTATAATGATAGAGTAGTATAATTCTAAAAATGTCATTAGGACTCAGTTGTTTATTTGTGTAGATAAGCGACTGGGTCCGTTTCCTTTTCAGAGAGAAAATGAAAAAGGGAGTGAATGACTGTAATTTTGCACTGCTCCTCATAATTACAGTGTTAGCAGAGTGCAAAAAAATAAACTAATTTATGTAAATGTTGATGAGCTTGTTCCGTATGCTAATAACGCAAGAAAGCATACGAAAGAGCAAATCAAACTGATAAGGGCAAGTTTGCGAGAATTTGGCTTTATTAATCCAGTTATTATCGATAAAGATAATACAATCATTGCTGGTCATGGGAGAGTGTTAGCAGCAGAGCAAGAAGGAATAACTGAAATTCCTTGTGTTAGAGTTGAAAACCTCTCTGACTCACAGAAGAAAGCATATATATTAGCTGATAACAGATTGGCTGAAATGTCCGAATGGGACGAAGAACTACTCAAAATTGAAATTCAAGACCTGAGCGATTTAGATTTTAATGTGGATTTAACAGGTTTTGATATTAATGATTATATTGACGATAGCAATAGTGCTACTGAATTGGGTGGCTCTGATGTACAAGAGGACGATTACAACGAACCTGTGCCGGAAGAACCAAAAGCTAAGCTAGGAGATATATACCAACTTGGTAATCATATTCTTATGTGTGGCGATAGCACAAAAGAAGATGATGTAAAGGCTCTTATGAACGGCAAAATGACAAAAATGCTTTTAACTGACCCACCTTATAATGTCAATTATCACGGTGGGACAGCTGAAAGACTCACAATCGAAAATGATAGTATGGAGGATAGCACCTTTAGGGCATTTCTTGTATCTGCATTTAGTAATGCAAATCAAGTAATGGAACCGGGTGCTATTTTTTATATTTGGCACGCTGATTCAGAAGGCTTTAACTTCCGTGCATCTTGCAAAGATGTAGGTTGGCAAATCCGTCAATGCTTAATATGGTGCAAAAACACATTCGTGTTAGGCAGACAAGACTATCAATGGCAACATGAACCTTGCTTGTATGGTTGGAAAGACGGTGCAGCTCATTTATGGACTAGTGACAGAAAGCAAACCACTATTCTTAATTATGACAAGCCAACAAGGAATTCAGAACATCCAACAATGAAACCTATTGCGTTGTTTGATTATCAAATTCGCAATAATACACACGAAAATGATGTGGTTCTTGATTTGTTTGGTGGTTCCGGTACAACCTTGATTGCGTGTGAACAAAATAACCGTTCTTGCAGAATGATGGAGTTTGACCCACGGTATGTTGATGTAATCATTGACCGTTGGGAAAAACTTACCGGCAAGACTGCTGTTCTATTAAAGAACACAGAGGGTGTAATAGAATAATAAAATAGTAAAAGGTCTGAATAAAAATGAATTATGGTGAGTGGGCAAAAGAATATAAATCTCAGCTGAAAAATCTTGAAACCTTACTTTGCAGACTTGAAGAAAAGAAGAAAAAAACAAGTGAGGCTTATGCGTTACATCAAATCAACGGAAGAATATGTTGTGTTAAATCGTTGATTAGAGAACATAAGTTGACAATTAAATTCTTAGAAGATAGAGCAATGAAATATGATGATAAGTAGTTTTCACGCTCTTTCCTTTAGCCCCTCACAATATAAAAATAACAAAATAAACAAATGAAAAAATAAAAAGAGGTGGTTAAATGGCTGATAAAGATGTAGCAGTTAAGGATTATATAGCCGGTATGTCTTATAAAGATATTGCTGATAAATATAACATATCCGAGTCAGCCGTTAAGTCGTGGGCATCAAGATATTGGAATAAAGATAATAAAATCAAAGCTGAACGAAAGAAAGCAAAATATCGCAACCGTAACGAAAAGAAAGTTGCGACCGAAAAAGATAATAAAAAGGTTGCAAAAAGTCGCAAGAAGAAAAAGAAGGGAGCACCTAAGGGCAATATAAACGCACTAGGGAGTGGTGCTCCGAAAGGTAACCACAACGCACTAAAGCACGGTGGTTATTCTTCTATCTATTGGGACACACTAGACGAAACTGAGAAAGCAATGTTAGAAGAACAGGCAGAAGATGATGAGGAAACACAACTCAAAAATCAAATAGCCTTATATACTGTGAGAGAACGGCGATTGCTACAAGCTATTAGAAATATGAAAGAAAGAGCCTCTGCATCTGATGATGTGGAGGTTTATTCTAGTGTTAGTTTAAGCAAAGAAAACAATAAATTAACACCAACAATGGCAAGTAAGAATTATGAGAAGATAGAAATTGCAGTTCTAAGACTTGAAAGAGAATTGTCTAGTGTGCAGAGAAACAAAACAGGAGCAATTAATGCTCTAATCAATCTTAGAACCATTAGTGGTGAAAATAAAGATGAACTTCTTGATGATTTCCTTACAGCAGTAATTGATGATGAGGAGGAATGAAGGGATATGAAACACAAAGAAGATTATGAAGTATAGAGACAAAATATCAAAGCTGATAAAGAAGTGGAAATATGATATATCTTCATTTGCTTATGATAATTTTAAATTTGTACCGGATGAATGGCAGAAAGAGGCTTTTACATTAATCCAAAATAAAGACACAAAACTGATGTCAATTAAGAGTGGCCAAGGTGTTGGCAAGACAGGTTTTAGTGCGATAACCTTCCTTTGGTTTTTAACTTGCTATCCATATTCAAGGGTTGTAGCTACTGCACCAACAAAGCAACAGTTAAATGATGTGTTATGGTCTGAGTTAGAAAAGTGGAGGCAGAAATCCCCATTCCTTAAAAGAATTATAAGGTGGACTAAAACTTATGTTTATGTCAATGGTTGCGAAAAGAGATGGTTTGGTGTAGCTAGAGCAGCATCAAAACCTGAAAATATGCAAGGCTTTCACGAAGATAATATGTTATTTATCGTTGATGAGGCATCTGGTGTTGATGAAAGTGTACTTGAGGCTATTCGTGGTACTCTTTCAGGTGTCAATAACAAGCTACTATTTGTAGGCAACCCAACTAAAACAAGTGGGATGTTTTACGATAGTCACACCTCTGAGCGAACCAAATGGGTCACAATGACGGTTGATAGTGAGAAGTCACCACGAACCAACAAGGAAAGCATACAGAACCTTAAAGATAAATATGGCGAAGATAGTAATGTAGTTAGGGTTCGTGTGCATGGACTATTTCCTTTGGCTGAAGATGATGTGTTTATCCCAATTTCTTTAATTGAACAGTCTATCAATACAGATATAAAGATAAAGAGTACACCTGATATTATTGATATTGGTGTTGATGTAGCTCGATTTGGTGATGATAAGACAATCATTTCATATAGAGTTGACGGACAAGTAAAGATATACAATAAATTCCACGGTCAAGATACAATGAGTACAGCTAATAAGGTTGTACTGCTGTATAATCTGTTAAGAATGCAATATAAAGAATTCAAAAAGCAGATTGTTATTAAGATTGACGATAGTGGTATTGGTGGTGGTGTAACAGATAGATTACGCCAATTAAAAAAGCAAAACCCTTCAATGTATAGAAATATGAGAGTAGTACCTGTTAATTTTGGTGTTAAAATATCACACAATTTCTATGCAGACAGCACAACATATATGATGAGTGTACTAAAAGCACTCTTAAAAAATGAAGATGGTAAATGTGAATTGCAATTACCGAATGATGCCGACCTTGTAGGTCAGTTATCAAGTAGAAAATATGAATTCACAGACCAAGCAAAAATCAAAGTCGAAAGTAAAAAAGTTATGAAGAACAGAGGTTTGCAGTCTCCCGATGAGGCTGACTCTGTTCTTCTTTCTGTTCTACCTGTCGGCAGAAGAGAGGAGTTTATTTAGTGAGTAGTAATAACGAAAACAACAACGGCAACAAAGCCAATGGACTAAACTACGGTGTGTCAGTTCTTGATTTTCCTGGCTCTACTGTACAAAGAAGTCCTTTTGCCACAGGCAGAAAGAAAAAAATAAGTAAGAGCGATAAATCTACACTAATTGACCCAGATTACATCACAACGGCAAGTGAGTGGATTGAACATATCAATTTTGAATTGAAATATAATTCATTTATTGACAATTCTACAATCCTTCCTCAGTGCATTAATGCCTACAAGTCAAATATTGCTGGGTTCGGTCTTGCAGTTAGATACAAAGAAGATTACAAAGGCAAAGAAAAAGCAAGAATGGTTAAGGAATTTAAGTTCCTTGAGAGCGTTCTTGATAAGCTAACAGATGACTTTGATAGCAAGAACTTATTTGAACAACTAGTTGATGATGTCGAAAGCGTTGGTATTGGTTATTTAGAAGTCATTAGAGATAACGAAGGCAAGGTTGTTGAGTTAGTCAATATTTTCCCTGTTGATAGTATTACAAAATCAAAGAAGGATACAGATTATACAGAGTATGAGTACATTGCAAGTGACGGTTCAGTAATTAGAAAGAATAAGAGGTTCAGAAAGTACAGACAACAAATCGGTGATAGATGTGTTTATTTCAAAGAAATGAATGACCCTCGTGTTATGGATTGCCGTACCGGTAGATATATTAATGAGAATGAAACTCTAGAATTAAAGTATGTGGCAAATGAAATACTTGAATTCAAGAATAGTAAAAAGCCTTATGGTGATGTTCGTTGGATTGGTTGTATGTTGCCAATCATAGGTTCTTGGCACGCAGAAAGCCTTAACCTTAATTACTTCAAAAACGGTAGGCACACACCTTTGGCAATCTGTGTGGAGAACGGCAGACTGTCACAGGAGTCAATGGAGAAGTTACGGGAGTACACATCAAGTATCAGAGGAGAAAACTCACAACACGCATTCTTGATTATACAGACTGAACCAATAGCAAGTGAAGTTGCTTGGAACAAGGAGAACCCTCCAAAAGTAACACTCAAAGATATGGCATCTATTCTACAGAAAGATGAACTCTTCGGAGAATACAACGAAAGCAATAGAAAAAAAGTGCAGAGTGCTTTTACTCTGCCGGATATTTATGTTGGATATACAACAGACTTCAATCGTGCTACTGCTTATGCTGCTATGACTGTAACAGAGCAACAAGTGTTTCAACCTTATAGAAACCGACTAAACTGGATAATTAACCATAAGCTATTAAACGAATACAACTTACAGTATTGTGAAGTGTACTTCAAGTCACCTGACTTCAAAAATCCTGATGATGTTAAGACAATTCTTGATGCAACAGGTAGCCTTGGTGGTATTTCTGCTAATATGGCCAAAGAAATCGCTTGTGAACAACTCAATAGAGATTGTAACGATTATGACTTTGAGGGTGCTGATTATCCTCTATCTATTGCTACACAGTTGAACAATGCTAATAATATTGTTGATGACTTTGATAAGAGTATCGAAAAAGCAAATAAAAATGGTGATGATGATATTATCCCAATTCTTAAATCGTTAAAAGAACAGTTTGAACAAATTGCAGAGGAATATGATAGTGATGAAGAACAATGATTTTAAAAGTTCTAAAAGAATATTACCTAGCAAAAAAATGCTATGTACTGCATCTTTGTTAATCTCAAAAGAAATTGAAAAGTACATACAGAAGAAGGAGAACCAGCTCGTTGATAAACTTCAACAAGCTGGTTTTCTTTCTACCAAACTAACTGTAAAACAAGCTGATAAATTAGAAGAAGAACTGACAAACATACTCCAATCTCATAATGAAGAGTTTATTTCCCTCCTGAAGAAATATCAGGAGCAAGGAAAGACACTAGAAGATGTACTCAATGCTTTACCTAATTTTAATCAGAGTAGAGCTACTGCTGTAAAGTCTGCAATAAATACAGCAGTATATAATAATCTAACTGAAATGATACCTAAAGTAGCTAACAAATATTTGAAAAATATTGACGGTGAACTAGAAATCAAGCAAATGACAAAGACAACAGTTAATTGGATAAAGACTTGGAGTAAAGACCTTGCTGATATAATGAATATCAATACCGAAGAAATGTTAAGAAACACACTTGTGAATGGAATTAACGGTGGCATTGGTATTGATGAAATATCAAGGAATATGGTTGACAATGGTGCATTAAAAACACGAGTAAGGGCAAGAACAACTGCCGTAACTGAGGTTTTAACTGCAAACAGAATTGCAGCACATGAAGCAATCATCCAATCCCCTGAAACGAATAGAAAGCAATGGAAACATTCCGGTAGTTACAAGATAAGACCAAGAGAAAATCACATCAAAATGAGTGGTCAAGTTGTGTTGAAAACACAGCCTTTCAAGATGATAGGTGCAGACGGTAAAACATACTACCCAATGATTCCGGGTGATACCTCTTTACCACCGGCTGAAAGAATTAATTGCCATTGCATTGTTTCTCCAGTTCTTGATGATTCTGTGTTCAATATGCCTCTTGAAGAAAGACAAGCATTGCAACAGAAATGTATTCAAGAATATGATGAATTTAATGGCTTAAATACTGAAAATTCACTTGATAATTCACAAGAAAGTGGTATACTAACAAGTAGAGGAACTTCATTGAAAATTAATATACAATTATTTGCTGAGAAAGATATTTCTAAACAAAATTCTAATTCCTTAAAAAAAGCTATCCGAAAATATAATAAAAGAATATCAGAACATGAAGATAAAATTGCAAATCCATCAAAGTATGTAGCTGATTGGAATAATGTTGACGATAGAAAGAAACAGGGATTAATCAAACATTGGAATAAAGAAATATCAAATTTTCGTGAATCAATACAAAATAGAGTAGATGAATTAAAGAAAAGAGGAGATTTTGATGAGTAAAAAACTTTCAACATCTGAAATTGAATTTATAATATCACGGGTTTTAGCAAATGCTAGAGAAGCAAAAAAAGATGATGATAAATCTAGCTTTGCTGAAGGCAAAAAATTAGCTTATTATGAAATTCTTAATACTATAAAAAATGAACTTATGGTAAGAAATATTGATGTGAAATCTGTAGGTTTAGATTTTCCTCTTGAGGAAATACTTTAATTCTAATCCCTCTAACTTGCTAGGTACATCACAGTTCCTACAAAACAACTGAATATTGGCTTGTTTACTAGCATTTTTAATTTGCCGGTAACTTGCTGAAATAACTAAACTAAGCACTAACAGAAATGTTGGTGCTTTTTTATACCCATTTTTATGAAAGGAAGTAATAATATGAAGTACATTGGAGTAAAACAGGTAGAAGCTAAACCTATGACAAGAGGTGACTATAATGATTACCGAGGTTGGACTGTTCCGGCAGACGAAAATCCCAATGATGAGGGTTATCTAGTTAAGCACTCTGATAACTATGTCAGTTGGATTGCTAAAGATGAGTTTGAAAAAACTTATAATGTAGTTGGTGTTCGTTCGCTTAACGATTCAGCTCTATTGATGGTTAGCACAGACTACAAGGAAAGATTTAAAGCTGAGTACATACAACTCAAGACAAGGCTTAAAGGTCTAAAAACAATGTTACATAACTGGGATAATGAACAACTATCATTCATTCCATCATGTCCTCGAAGTACATATGATTTACAAGTTGAAGCAATGACAAAGTATCTTGCCGTACTTGAAGCAAGAGCAAAGATTGAAGATATTAATCTTTAAAATTATTAATACAAGATAAATTAAGAACCTAGATTATAAATCTAAGTTCTTTTTTTATATAAAAATCAAAGAAAGGTGGTGTTTTTGTTGCCAACAATCAAAAAATCTTATGAAATTACTGATGCCAAAATCTCATTCGTATCATTGGTTAATAAAGCAGCAAATAAGAGAAAATTTCTTATTACTAAAGGTGATGACGGTACAGCAGAGGTACAGAGCTACGGCTCTATTCTTAAAGCTGATAATGATACTCATTACATCACTGGGATTGTGTATGAACCAATGACTGCAGATACTGATGATGAATTTATGTCAGCAGAAGAAATCGCAAAGGCTGAAAAATACTTTACAGAAAATCAAGGCAAGATTGACGAAAAGCACTCATTTAGACCGACTGAGGGTTTATCTGTTGTAGATAGTTGGATTCAGAAGTGTGATTGTACTATTGAAGGCAATGTAATCAAAGCCGGTACTTGGCTTATGACTGTCAAATGTGATAATGACAAAGTATGGGACAAGGTACAGAAAGGCGAATATACAGGCTTTTCAATGGGTGGCAAAGGTATTTTCTCTAGTGTTGATGTTCCACTTGAAAAAAGCGAGGAAGAAGAACCTGAAAAAGAGAGTTTATTTGTTAAGTTTGCAAAGGCTCTAGGTTATGATGTTCGTAAGGTATCTACTGCTCAACAGACACAAGATGAAACAAAGGCACAGACAACAGACAACACAGAAATTCAAGAGGAAGAGGACAAAAAGAAAAAGAAGTCCGAACCGAAAAAAAAGGAGGAAGAAGAAGTGACAAAGTCAGAACTAAAAGCAATGCTTGAAGAGAACAATCAGGCAATCATCAAAGCAACAAAGGAAGAAATTAAGAAGGCTTTTGAAGATGGTGAAATCAACAAGAGCGAAAATGATGCTGATGATGATAAGTCAGTAAGAAAGGAAGAACTTCAGGAAATGTTCAAGGAACAGAGAAAGCAGATTTCAAAGACTGTTAAGGAAGAAATTAAGTCTTATCAGTCTAAGAGAGGTTTTGCAAAAAACATTAATGAAGAAGATGAAGATGATATTGAAAAGTCTGATGACGAATGTTATCTTCATGGTTATCTATAATTTAAGGGGGTAATAAACTATGCCATATAGTACAAGACAAATTGTAAAAGATACACAGACAACATCAACAGTTACTAGTGGTCTTTTAAAGCCGTTTCAGGCTAAGAAGTTTCTACAGCAGACTTTTGATTCAAGTGTACTTGGTTCACTAGTTTCTAGAGAAACCAGAACAGAAAGAACTGGTGAAATCGATAAAATCGGTATTGATAGAAGAATTCTAAGAAAGAAAATTGAAAACACAGATGACGGTAAGCGTCAGGGTATGAACTTCAGTAAGCTAGAATATGCTTGTAAATCATTGAGACTACCTTGGGAAATCACAGAAGAAACCTTCAGAGAAAATATTGAAGGTGAAAATTACGAAAATATCGTTGCTGGTATGATGACAAAGCAGGTAGGCTTAGATTCAATCGACCTTTGCCTTAACGGTGATGAAAGTATCGATAGTAGTGTTGAAACACAAGATGCTGACTTCCTAAAGATTGATACTGGTTGGATTAAGCAGGCATCTACATCAGGTCATGTTGTAGATAACGCAAAGAAAAATGTATCAGTTGATATGTGGTTTGATATGTTAGCAGCTATGCCAACTAAATATAATACTGGTAATCTAAGATGGATTTGTAATCCACTTACAATTCAGCAGTGGCAGAAAAAGTTAGCTAACGGTGACTTCAATAACGGTTCTACTATTGGTGATGCTTTCCGTAAAGCTCCTGGTGATATTGAATTCATTAAGGAACCAATGTTCCCTAAAGACTCTATTATGCTTTGTGACCCTAAGAACCTTCATATTGTTAATACATACAATGTTAAAATTCGTAAGGATGCAACTAGCAAGGAAGCAATTATGCAGGATAAGAGATTCTACGTTATACATTTTGATATGGACTCAATTATTGAAGAACCTGATGCAGTAGTTCTTCTAAATAACCTAAATCTTAAAGCGTAAGGTGGTTAATACAACATGAGAATTAAATTGGTTAGTAAAGCGCTTTCATATTCTATTGACCGATATGTCGCAACTCAAAAAGAGCCGATTATTGATGTACCACAAGAAATGGCAATCGGACTTGTAGAGTCCGGTTCTTTTATTGCACTTGACGACAATAGTAATTCTGATGTTAATAGTGAAAATGCAGAAGGTATGGCAGTTACTGCTGTACCTTCAAATACCACTATTGATGCAGAAGAAAAAGAAGAATTAGATGCAGATGCTTACGATTTCAGCAAGAAAACTGTTGCTGAATTAGATACATTTGCAAACGAAATAGGTATGGAGTATTCAGCTACAAACCTAAATAAATCACAAAAAATTGAAGAAATCACACAATTTCTTCAAAAAAACAAGTAATTGTAATGTAAATTGTAATTACTTGTCATTTTAGGAGGTAGTTATATGGCTAATAGACCGTGGGTTACTTATGATGAAGTATTAAAAATCACAAAACGTCCTGATTTATTTGAAAAGAATAAATTAAGAGTAGAAATGATGATTTCCATAGCTGAAAGCAAGATTATATCCTATTGTAAGAATGATTTTTCCAATGATATTAAATATCCTGAGCTTCCTACAGCAGTAAAGAGTGCTACATTGATACTTGCTGACGCATTAGTGTATAACGATAATCTCCGAACAGAGTCCGTTGTTAAAAGTGAGAGCTATGACGATTATTCTTATACTGTTGATGTAAATGAGTCAACTGTTGCTCTTGATGAGCTAGGATTATCTAGTATGCTTGACCCATATGTTAGAGAAGATACCGGTGGTAATATGAAATTAGGGGTGGCTATTATATGATGTCTAGACCAAACAGGCAGTCAATTAATAACTTTGAACGATTACTTAACCATAAATGTGATATTTACCACATCACAGATGTTCAGACTAAGGACTATGGATATGGAGTAGTAACAAACACAGAGAGTACATATCCGTCTGAACCTGACCTTGTAAATGTTTTGTGCCATTTTCAAAAAGAGTCAATAAATGTAGTTCAAAGTACACCACAACAAAATATAGAAGCAAGAATCAAAGTTGATTTTCCACTTGGTACAGATGTAAGGCTAAATGATAAGATTATCTATAAGGGATTATCTTATTATGCTGAAGTACCTAGCAATGTGAGAAATCATCATATTACTGTATATTGCCAAAGAAAAGGACAAGATAGTTATGTCGATTAAGATTAATGTTGATACGTCACAATTAGAAAACTTTTTTAATTGTGTGGATAATAGCACTAATGATTTGAAGAAAGAGCTACTAGCGTATCAAAAAGGTATCGGTATAGAATTTCTTGATATTCTTCAAAACGAAATCATTCGAAAACATGTGGTAGATACAAGACTTCTATTATCATCATTTCAACTAGGGGATAAGAATAATTATTGGAAACTTACACAAGGAAAATTAACACTTGAAGTCGGTACTAATGTTGAATATGCAAAGTGGGTAAATGATGGTCACAATCAAAATTCAAGATTTGTTCCGGGCGTGTGGCACGGTAGTAGGTTTGAGTATATCAAAGGTGCAAAAACTGGTATGATGCTTACTGCTAAATTTGTAGAAGGCTATCACTATTGGGAGTCTGCTATCCAAATACTTGAAAAGATGATGCCAAACATCATGGAGAACAAAATCAAAAATTGGTTAAAGAATAATTTTCATTCAACTTAACGAAAGAGGTAGCTACTATGAATTTTTATTCACAAGAGTATGGCAGTATTTGTAGCTTTATTCTTAATAAAGTTACATATCCAAATGAAGTAACTGCTTACTATGAAGATGTTAAGTCAACAATTAAGATACCGGCTATTCATTTTAATGTACCGGAAGTGATTATTAGTCAAGATATTCTTGGCATAACAGAATCACAAGAATATACTGCTTATATTAAGCTCTACTGCTGTTCTAACAATGAGGCAATGAACTATGCTTACCTTGTTAATAATGCTATAACATTCGAGTATGGCAGATATATTCCTTTGCTAGACATTGAAGGTAAAGAAATACAAGGTGAATATGTTAGAACTAGAGTATCTAACATACAAAAAATTGATACCGGTATAGTTCAAATGCAGATTAATTGGACTAATAATCGTAGAGTGGTTAGAGAGAAAACTAAAGATAGTAATATTCGCATTAATATGAATGTTAAAGGAGGTAATAAAAATGGCTGAACAAACAACAAAAAAAGCATCAGCAAAAGAAATTGAGAGTGAACCTCTGTTCACAGTTGCTACACTTCGTGACAACTGCCATGAACTATTTAATTGTTCAACTGCAATTTTTGACGGTGCTACATTCGATATTGCAGATAATTCTCTATATTCAATTAGTGAGCTTTCTGCAGTAATTGATAAATTCAAAAACAAGAAACTTTAAGGAGGTTTATAAATGGCTGGAAAATTTGATAACGGTGTAGCTAAGGTTCGTCCTGGTACATACATCAATATTGGCCCAAGAACTGACACATCTATTTCTGTAAGTGATAGAGGTGTTGTTGTAATTCCTATTGCTAATCCAAATTATGGTCCAACAGATAAGTTTATTGACATCACAGTTGATAATGCTGAAAGCATTAAATCAGCACTTGGTTATAGTGTATATGATGATGAACCTACTATGTTGCCAATCAGAGAGGCTCTCAAGAATGCAACAACCGTTAAGGTGTATCAGTTTAATGGTGAAACAGGTAGTGCAGTAGCACAGATTACAAAGAATGGTCTTACTTGCAAAGCAAATTATGCAGGTACAAGAGGTAATGATTTCAAAATTGTAGTATCTGTAAATGCTCTTGGTGGCTACGATTATAAGGTGTATTTAGGTCTTAATAAGGTGGAAGAGTTTATCGGTTACACAAGTGTGGCTGATATTAATAGCTCATTTATTAGCATCACAGGTACACCAACAGAGGTTACAGGTTCGGTAACACTAGCTTTAACAGGTGGTAAGAATGCTACAGCAACTAATTCAAACCTAGGTACATTCCTTGATAAGCTAGAAAACATTAAGTTTAATGCAGTAGCATTCCCAATTAGTACACTTTCTTCTTCTGAATTTGCTACAATTAAGTCAAAAATTGTGGAAATGAGAGAAAATCAGGGCAAAACAGGTCAGTTTGTAGTTGCAAACTTTGACGGTGACTATGAAGGTATTATCAATGTTACTAATGGTGTAGAACTAGAAGACGGCACAGTAATCGAACCTTATACGGCAACATCATATGTAGCTGGTGTTACAGCAGGTGCAGAGTACAATGAGAGTAATACATATAAAGAGTACATTGGTGCAACAAATGTACACGGTATTAAATCATCTGCAGAGGCTGATAAAGCAATCACAAACGGTGAGTTCTTCTTTTCAATTTCAAACAGTGGCAAAATTGTTATTGAATACGACATCAACTCTCTTCACTCTAAAGATGCAATTGCTAACAAATCATCTGCCTACTCTAAAAATAGAGTAATTAGAGTTATTGACACACTATCAGATGACCTACAAGAGGCATTTCCTCCTGGCAAGTACACTAACGATAGCGAAAGCTGGGACCTAATGGAAGGTATCGGTAATTCACTTCTAAAGGAATATGAAGCTGATCACGCAATTAAAGATGTAAACTATGAAGGTGACTTTGCAGTAGATAAAATTACATCTAACACAGATAGTACATATATCAATGTGTCTATTACTCCTCTTGATAGTGCTGAAAAGATTTATATTACTGTGCAAACAAATTAACCAATTAACAATTTGGAGGTGTAATTACTAATATGGCTAATAAAGTAACTAACCCAATGCTTAAAAGTGAGGGTAAATTGTACATTAACGGTGAACAGGTCTTTGATGCAAGAAAGGTACTGATTAAGGTTAGTATCAATAATACTGAGTCTAAGCGACTTGGTGACCGAACAACATCATCAAGAACAGTAGGTTATGACATTTCTGTTGAAATCTCACAGTACAAGAGTAATAAATTTGCTATTGATATTATTAAGAAGTATCTTGATACCGGACTAACTCCTAAATTCAAGGTTCAGGCTATGAATAATGATAAAGGTTCAGACTTCTTCCGTAAGTATGGCAATGATACTATTACTGTTACCGGTTGTGTGCCAACAGGTGACCTTAACCTTATTGACCTTGACGCATCAACTACTGATTATGTAGAAGAAACGATTACATTTAAGGGTTCTGCGATTGTTTAATATGAATATGTAAGATATAAAAGGGCAGAGATTGTACGATATAGAACAATCCTGCCTTATTATTTTAAAGTTAATTATAAAGGAGGTAGCAAAATGGCTACTAGTATTAAAGCATTTATGAAGAAAAACGAAGAGGAAGTAGTTAAGGTATTAGCACCTGCTTCATTCGTAGACGAAAAAGGCAACAGAATTGTAATGGAAATCAAGAGATTATCAGCAAAGCATATTGATGATATCTATGATAAGTTCAATTATGATGTACCTGCTAAGGATGAAGAAGGTAATATCATTATTCGTAATAATACTGTTGTAATGAAACATATTTCAGACTCAAAGAAAATGTACAATCGTTTGATTGTTGATGCACTAGTATTCCCTGACCTACATAATGAAGAACTAATGAACTTCTATAACTGTGTAGATGTTATGGATATGCCTGATAAGATTTTCTCTCGTTCTTCTGATTACAAGGAAGTAAGAGATAATGTACTTCAGCTTGCTGGTACAGTCAAGGGCGATAAAGCTGATTGTATTCTTGAAGAAGCAAAAAACTAATTAAAGAGCCTGGTTCTGATTCCTTCTGGGCACACATTATGTGGCAAAAACACAATATGAGGTTTGATGAATGGTTCGACTTATCAGCCCAAGAAAGATTGTGTTATATTGCTTCAGAAATTGTAGCGACAGAAAAGATTGAGGACTAGGTTCTAATATTATTATGATTGGAGGCTCTATTTATGCCAACATTAAGTACAAAATTTACTCTACAAGATGGTATGAGTAAAAAGCTACAACAGATAGCGAAAGCCGGTAAGGATGTAAAACAGAGCCTTGATAGTATATGTACCGTTACAGATGATTTGGAAGATGTATCTTCTAAAGTAGATGATAACGAAAAAGCCTTTGAACAGTTATCAAAAAAGGTTTCTAAAAATTCTGAATGCACAAAGAAATTTGATGATGCAGTTAAAAGTAATAAATCATCTATGGATGAACTTAAAAGCAAAACAAAGAGTACATCATCAGAAACAGACAAGTTTAGCACATCTACTACTAAAGCTAAAACTGAAACAGATAAGCTGGGTAAAGGTCTAAAGGATAACAAAGAACCTCTCGACCAATTCAAAGAAAAAGTCAAAGATACCGGCAAAGAAACTGACGGCTTAGGCGATAAGATGAAAGACACAATGGAAACGATAGGAACTGCTATTGCCTCTGTTGGTTTAATTGCCTTCTTTGACTCTGCCATTGAAAAAATGGGAGAGTGTATAGATTTATCGAGTAAATTTGATACTGCTATTGCCAAAACATCAACATTAACAGGTGGCACCGGTTACAATCAAGCTGATATTAAATCAGATATGACAAGCCTGTCAATGGATACCGGTAAATCAACAGAAGAATTATCAGAAGCACAATATCAAGCATTATCTGCAGGTGTTGCAGCAGATGAGTCAGCAAAATTCGTTGAAAAAGCTAACACTTTGGCTGTTGGTGGTTTTACACAGACAGATACTGCTGTAGATATTATGACAACAGCTATTAATGCTTACAATTTATCTGTTAAAGATGCTACATCAATTACTGATGACCTAATTATGACACAGAATTTAGGTAAAACAACAGTTAATGAATTGGCAAGTAACATGGGTCGTGTTATTCCTACTGCTGCAGCTTACAATCTTGACTTGCAAGACTTGTCAACATCTTATGCTTTGCTTACTGCTTCTGGTATTGCTACAGCAGAGTCAACAACTTATCTTAATAGTATGATTAATGAGCTTGGAGACTCAGGTTCTGATGTTTCGAAGAGTTTGCAAGATGAAACTGGTCAATCATTTAAAGAAATGATGGATAGTGGTAAATCACTTGGTGATGTAGTTAATGCGCTATCTAAGTCAGTTGATAATGATTCAACAGCATTTGCTAATTTGTGGAGTTCTCAAGAGGCTGGTAAAGCTGGTCTTGCTTTGCTGAATGCAGGAACTAAAAAGTATGATGACACTTTAAATAAAATGGTTAATTCTACTGGTTCTGCAACATCAGCTTACGAAACAATGAGTAACACTTCCGAACATACAACAGAAACTTTTACAAATTCTGCCGATAACTTTAAAAAGTCTGTTGGTGATAGTTTAATTCCAACAACTGACAAATTTAAAAAAGCAGGAACAGAAGTTTTAAATCATTTAACTACCTTTGTTAAGGATAATCCACAAGTTGTTTCTGCAGTTACATCTTTAGGTGTAAGTGTTGGTGTTTTAACTACTGCAGTTGTTGGTTATAATGTGGCAACAAAACTTGCAAAAGTTGTAACTGTTGCATTTACTGCTGTAATGAATGCAAATCCAATTTTTTTAGTAGGTACTGCTGTTGCAGCTGTTGTAGCAGGTCTAACTACTTATTGCATAACAGCAGGTAATGCTACAGACGAAACTGAAAAGTTATCTATGTCTAGTCAAATACAAAAAGATAAATTAGTATCATTAAAAGCTGAGTTGAAAGAGACTAAAGAAAAGTACGGCGAAAATTCATATCAAGCACAAGAACTTGAAAGAAAAGTTACTAAATTATCTAATTCGTATAAATCTAGTAAACAAACACAAGATGAATATGAGGAAAGTTTAAAAAATTTATTAGATACTGCAAAAAGCTCTAGAGATGATTTTGTCGGTGCTATTGCCGATATGGATAATGAAAAAGAATCAGCTAACAACTTAATAGATAGATTAAGTAAATTAGCTGGAAAAAGTAAACTTACTACAGATGAACAAAGAGAAATGTCAACTGTAATCAGTATGCTTAATGAGAAGTATCCAAAACTTAATTTATCTATGAAAGATGCATCAAAATATACTGGCGATTATGCTGATAAGCTAAAAAAGATTACATCAACGAAAATTGCTAGTGATAATTATGATGATGCAAATGAGAAATATACAAAAATGCTAAAAGACCAAATAGCATTAAAAAAACAGTCAACTGAGCTAACTCAAAATGAGAAAGTGGCACAGAGTAACTTAAATGAATCTAATAAAGAATTAGATAAAATAAAAAAGAATAGACCAACACAAACTAGGTTAGGTACTAGCAAAGAAGAGCTTGAATGGACAGAAAAACTAACTAATGCTGCAAGAAAACAAAAAGAAGCACAGGCTAATCTAAATAGTATCAAGGAAGATAGTAATGATGTAAATAGTAAACTTATAGATAAAGATGAAGAAGTTGCTAATGCAGAAAAAGAATTACAAGAAGCCTTTATCGAAAAATCAGGTCTAGTGGCCAATAGTAATAATAAAATACAAAATGCTATAACAAATAGTGCTGCTCAAATTGAGAGTAATTTACAAGATTTAGCTAAAACTTATGATAAGACATACGCTTCATATTATAAGTCTTTTTCTAGTCAATTTGCTTTATGGGATAAGGCAGAAAAAGTTACATCTACATCTACTGATACTATTGCAAATAACCTTGATTCACAAATTACATATTGGGACAATTATGAAAATAATCTTACCGTTCTTCAAGGCTATACTAGTAAAATCAAAGGATTAAAAGATGTATTGCTTGAACTTGATGACGGTTCAAAAGATAGTGCAAGTATTCTTCAAGGCTTAGCTAACTCAGTTAAGAATGGTGATACAACTACACTACAGAATATTGTAACTAAATACAGTAATTTGAATGATAAGCAAAAGCAATTATCATCTAGTTATACTGATATTGCTACTGATTTTGATAAATCAAAAGAAAAACTTGTTAAAAGTGCAATAGATACTATTGATAAATTGAATTTAAGCAAGGATGCAAAGCAAAGTGCTAAAAAGACGATAGATGCTTACATTGATGAAATTACCGGTAATAAAAATAAAATAGCCGGTGCTATGGCTGATGCAATTTCAGGTGCTAAGAATTTACTTATATTCAATGATAATAATAGTGGAAGCAATAAAAATAAGAAAAAGAATACTACTGAGTTTGTAGCTGGTACAAATGGTAACTGGTTCGATTTTGATAGCAAAGACCCTTTTAATATTAAAAATACTTCCAAAAACGCAATCGGTACAGACTATGCAAAAGACATATTCTTAGCCGGTGAAGAAGGTCCTGAACTTGTTGTTGGCCAAAAGGGTGCAAAAGTATATACAGCACAAGAAACAAGAAATCTCTTGTATGGTGATGACAAAAAGATTGCACCTAACTTTTCAATCAATACTTCACAAAGTTCAAATAGCACAAACAATTCTAATTCTTCCTCAGCTGATAAAACTGTTACTATTAAGCTAGAAGGCATAGGCTCTATTAAGGTTGTAGGTGCTAATAAGAACACGAATAAAGAAGATATTGTCAATGTAATGACACAGAACTTAAAGCCAGTTCTTATCAATATTCTTAATGAAGAAATATTTGAGGAAGGAGATGATAGTTATGAGTTCTAATGATTATAAAATTATTCTTACTTGGAATAATGAGAAAAGTAAATTCACTATTCCGATTAATCCGGAAAAGGTTACGGTGACTATGCAAAGTAAGAATAATACTGTTAATATTGAAGAACTGGGAGAACTAATGGAGAGAGGTACTCCCAATCTTGTTACTATCTCTTTTGACTCAGTTTTTTCTTATAGTGAATTAATTGTTAATAGATATCGTCATTATCCAATTTGGTATCACAATAAGCTACAAAAATTGTTCAGAGAACAAACTGTTGTTCATTTGATTATTACTGGTATGTATCTAGATTATTATTGCTTGATTACAGATTATCAGTCTTATGAACAGGGTGGTGATGTCGGTAGTATTTACTACAGTATCACATTCAAGCAATACAAAACTGTTTCTGTTCGCAAAATAGGACAGAAAAAAAGAAAGAGAGTAAATACAGCAGTAAAAAACAGAACATATACAGTACAAAAAGGTGACTCATTGTTAGCTATTGCTATTGTTGCCTGTGGTGATTCACAAAAAGATGAGGCTATCTATAAGTTAAATAAGTCTTTGATTGATTCTATTGCAAAAAAGTATCATAAACCTAAAAAATGGTTAAAGCCGGGTACAGTTTTGCTGTTACCGGATTAGGGAAGGTGATTTATTATGGCTAATAAATTAACCTTGTATCTTATTAAAGGTAAGAAAACTAAATATGATATTTCTGAGTTGCTTATTAATGCAACATGGGGTGGACAAAAGGGTTCAGCTTGTAGAACCCTTGAATTCACTCTTATTAATGATAAAAATATAGCAATGGCAGGAATTGATATTGAACAGGGTAATCATGTTATTTATAAGATAAATAATGATGAAGCGTTTAGAGGCATAATTCTTCGGCAAGAAGAGGACTCTAGCAATAAGACTATTACTTGTAAAGCCTATGATGTTGGTGTGTATCTTTCTAATAATACAGATACTTTCGTAATCAAGAATAAAACTGCATCAGGCATATTTCTCAATGTGTGTAAGAGATACAATATTCCTGTATCAAGCACTGCAAAAACTCCGTATATTATTAAGTCACATATACAAGAGAGTAAAAAGGCTTGGGATTGCCTTCTGTCGGCTTTATCTAAGACTTATAAGCATACGGGTATAAGATATTATATTCGTGCTGATAAGGGAAAATTAAGCCTTTCAAGAAGGTCTAAAGATGTGGTTAATCTCATTATAGAAACCGGTGCTAATGTGCAGGCATATAAGAGAGTGAAATCATATGAAAATGTTGTCACACGAATAAAAATGTATGACGATAAAAACAAATTTAAGGCTTCATCTTGGAATGTAACCCTTGAAAGTGTAATAGGTGTTTTTCAAGACGTGATCTCTTATAACAAGGAAAAAAACAAAGGTCAGTTAAGCAAGTACACTAGACGAGAATTAATGAACAGGGATAAAGTTGATAATACATTAACCCTTACAGTTAATGGCGATAAGAGGCTTATTAGTGGTCGTTGTGTTAATGTCATAATTAGACCTCTAAACATATCTCGTAAATACTATATTGACAGTGATACTCATTCTTTCAATGACTCAGGTGGTTACAGTACACAGCTAACTCTTAATGTGTATGACGAAAAAGAATGGAGCTAGACAAGGAGAATTAAAATGAAGAATACTTCATTGAAAGCAATAATTCAGTCTTTAGCAAAGCAACAATTATCTTTAATGTCTGCAAAGGTTGTTTCTACTTCAAAAGGCATTAAACTTGTTGCTACCTCAAATGAAAAACTTATTATCTCCAATGATGATTTGATAGTTCCTCAGAGAATGAAAAGTGTTAAAGTTGGGGATAATGTGTACTTACTTTTTCTTGTTGAAGATGAATTATTTTATTTGTTAGATAAGGTGTGATGTTATGGATGTAGCTATTACTATTGATGATGAGCTATTTGAAGAGGAAGAATATGCGAACAAAACATATGCTATTGACTGGGAAAATAAGAGAATAGTTGGCCATGTGGATAACAAAGAGGCTTTAATGCAGTTTATTCACAAGGCTATCATTACAGAACGAAACGAATACAAGGCTATATATTCAACTGAATATGGGTCAGAGATTGCTAACACAGTAATGGGTGAAAGTGTTACAGACGATTATATATATACCGTTATACCTTCGCTTATTAAAGATTGTTTGCAAGTTGATGACAGAATAGTTGATGTATATGATTTTTCTATTACTTTAGAAGAAAATGTACTTAACATTAAATTTTTGGTTGATACAATATATGGCAATGGCTTGTTTGTACAGGAGGTGATAGATAATGTTTGAAAACATGACTACTGAAAAAATAAGAAATGATTTGCTAGAGTGTTTCCCTTCGGATATTGATAAAAGGGAAGGTTCTATCGCTTATGATGCAGTTGCTGGTATTGCAGTTGAAATGGCACTATTGTATAGAGAATTAGAAGAAGCATATCTAATGACAAACATTGAAACTGCAACAGGTGAATACCTTGATAGATTTGCTTCAGAACATGGGCTATCAAGAATTAGAGCTACACCGGTTAAATATCTGTTGAATTATCAAGGTGATGTTGATTTGTTCAATCTAGAAGAACCGGCAGAATTTTATGATGAAGATACAAGAGGTATTTTTGGTATTGAAGTGTATAGTGAAGACCCAACGAAGATACTTCTAGTGTGTAAAGAAACAGGTACAGAGTACAACTCAATCAAGAGTGGAACGATAGCAGTTCCGGTAACAAATATTGATGATTTGGAAAGTGCTTACTTTGGTTCTCGTATCGTAACTGCTATTGATGATGAAACAGATGATTCACTTCGTAACAGAATTAAAAATAAAATCTCTGGTCCTGCTGAAAACGGAAACGCAGCACAATATAAAATGTGGTGTGAATCGATTAATGGTGTTGGTAGAGCAACAATTACACCTTTAAAGTACGGTCCTAATACCGTACAAGCGATTTTATTATCAACAGAGGGTAAACCACTAACACAAGATTTGATTGATTATGTGCAAAACTATATTGACCCTATGAAACCTGCTTACTCAGTTGCTATTGATAACAAGGGTACACTAATGAAATTAGGTAGTGGATATGGTGACGGTATTGCTCCTTTAGGTGCTCATTTTGTGGCACAGAGTGCAAAAGAATTCACAATATCAATTAGTGTTAAGGCTGAAATTAAGAAAGGTATACAACAAAGTACAGTATCACAAGAAATTGTTGATGCAATGAGAGAATATTTCAAGGATGTTGCACTACATTCAGATACCGGTAGAAATATCAGCTATGCTAAAATCGGTTCAATTATTATTGAATTAGACAATGTGATTGATTATTCTTCTTTGTATGTAAACGGTGGCCAAACTAAAATTACCGTTCCGGAAGGTAGTGTAGGTGTTCTAGGAGGTGTATCACTTAGTGTTATCTCTTCATAATGATATAAGTACATATAAATGGTTAAAATCTTTATATCCTTCTTGTATTACAGAATTAAAGGAACTAGATGAACTTCTAAAAGTAGAAGCTAAAGCCTCTGAAGATTTTAATAGTTCGCTTGATTTAGTTATCAATAATAAATTTATTGACACAATGGACGAAAAAACAGTTGAAAAATTCGAGAAGTTTTTTGGCATTACAATATCATCTGATAAAAGCCTTGATGAACGAAGAAATATCATCAAGGTTTATTATGGTGGTCACGGTAAATTAACAATGAGTCAACTTTGTAATATAGTTGAAACTATTGCAAATGGCACTTGTAAAGGTGAATTTAAAGCTATTGATAGTACAAAGAATAATTATATTGTTCTTACAACAAGCAATTGTGATATTAAGAACAACATTACTGATATTCTACAAGCTATTAATACAAGAATTCCTGCACATTTACCCTTTGTATTTCAATACAAACCCTCAACTGCGGAAAATGAAGTGTTTTTTTCTTCTTCTTCAATTACATCTTTTAGTTCTGTTGCACTTGCTTCAACATCTATGCAAACAGTAGAAAGTATTGACGGTGGTACTTTATCATCTACTAGTTTTGCAAATACTGTTGACGGTGGAAAACTTAATAATACAGAAGATAGAATAATCATTAACGGTAATTACTTATAAGTAATATCGCACATATAACAACAAAGAAAGGTGGAATGTATTTTGGCTAAATATAAGTCTAATACGATTACTATTGAGGCACAAAAACTCATCAACAAAGCCATTGCTGGTATATCTGAAGTACAGTTTACACGCATAGCTTTTGGTGATGGAGTTTATAAAACGGAGGATAATGTATCTTCATTAACTAGCCTTAAAAATGAAAAACAGAGTATTTCCATTAGTTCATTGTCTATTGTAGATAACAAAACCGTATGTATTGAAGGAATACTCTCCAATGTAGAGCTGAAAACAGGTTATAGGATTACTGAGATTGGACTATTTGCAAAGGATAAGAAAAATAGTACCGGTCAAGAAATATTGTATTCTATTGCTGTAGCTGATGAGGAATATGCAGATTATCTTCCTGCATACAACAATTATGCACCTGTCAAAGTGTTACAAAACTTCTATGTTGCTGTTGCTGATAGTTCATCAACTACTATTGCAGTAGATAGTAATGTTTCGGTTTCAAAAGCATATCTTGAAACCAATTACTATAATAAGACAGATACAGATGAGGCTATTAAACAATATGTATCAGCGTACGCAACACCAAAATCATTATTTGCATATGATAAATCGCCAAAAGATAATAGTGTTAAACTATTTACTACAAGTGGAGCAGTATCAGACAACGCAGATAGCTATCTGCAAACAGAAAAAACCTCTGAGAAAATCATTGTATTTACTGATGATACTGTTGTTTTGAGAACAGTTTACGGTAGCAGTGAGCCGTACCAAATACTTTACTGCTTAAAATCAAAGAAACTGTATTATAGAATTGCAAGATATGTAGGTGGACATGGTACTGGTCACTATGTTTTTGATAATTGGGAGGGAGTAGTCTATGGCTGATAATAAGTATAAGATTTTACTTCGTAGAGGTAAGGAATCGGACTTGAATACTGCTTTTTATGATATTGGAGAACCGATTTTTCTTTCTGATTCAGGCAAATTGCTAATCAAAAAGAATGATGGCACTATGGCAGAATTCGTTGTGTCTGATGATGCTAAGGAAAACACATCTAACAAGGTACAAGAAATTAACTTTCCTAGCTCAGATTATTACCCATCAACTAAAGCGGTTTTTGATTATGTAAATTCTAAGTTAGAAACACCTCTATCAGACATTGAAAGTTTGAAATCTGGTAAGCTTGATAAAGCTGATTTTAACGCTTACAAGACATCAACAGATAAGGCAGTTGGAGAGAATACAAACTCTATCAAAGTATTGGATAGTAGCAAGGCAGATTTAGTGCAAAGTCATAATTTATTTGACTGGAGTAAATTGCTAACAGTCAAAAGTAATATCTTTACTGTTAATAAAACAGAAGATGAAGGTTATCGAATTACTGGTACAATAGTAAATAAGTATCAGCCGATTTTAACTAATCAGAAGTTACAATTAGATGATGGTGATTATTATATTAGTGATAGTGCTATAAATAACAAAGATGTTATTGTGTATTGTCAAATAGCTTTGATTGATACAGCCGGTAAAAGCACTTATTATAACAATACTAAGTTGACAATCGATAACTCAAAATATACATCTATATATTTAACAGTACAAATAGGTTCCGTAGTTGGTGAAGTTGATACTGTTATTTATCCAATGCTATGTAAGTATGATGATGCAAATATTCCGTATTTGCCACACAGGGTATCAGAGGGTATACCTTTAATCGCTGGATGTATTCCAAATATTAAAAATAATGTATCAGCTAAGGCTGATAATATTGTTTGCGGTACTGACAAAGCATCATCTTGTTATTTAAATGATAGCTCCAAAAACCATATTAAAGGTTTATCTTTATATGGTAATTCAATACAGTCTGCTGTACCAACTCCAACTGCACCAGTAACTATCGAAAATGTTAATAATCCTACTATTACATTATACAAGAAGAATTTGTTTGATATGAATAGATGTACAATTCATATAAATAGTAACGCTATTCTTAATTCTACGGACAAAATAAATTCTATAATTAATTTTACTACAAATGGAAATATGGTAAATTCTGGTGTATTTATGAGACATACAGATGCAAATACCCCTGCAGGTCTAGACCGAGGATATGGTATTGATTATACAAAGCTAAATGGTAAATCAGTTACTTTATCATTTGATATTCAATCTGATGTTGATTGTAAAATGGCTGTACAGTTTACGAAGTATAGTTACACTTATGTAGATATTTCGTCAACAAAACAAAGATTTTCTGTAACAGAAGTAGTTGGCACAAGCAAACTTAATAAAGCAATTTGTTTTTATCTTAATAACGTGGAAGCAACAGTTACTATCAGTAATATTCAGATTGAGGTCGGTAGTATTGCAACAAACTATGAATGTTGTGAATGTAACAATCTAAAGATTGAAAAATCTTTACATGGTATAGGTGATGTATGTGATACCCTCACAGTAAATAATGACGGTACAGGTTACATAACACAAAGATTATTTGCTGAAAGAATCACATCACAGAGAAAGCCAACCAGCCTTGAATGGAATTATTCTGCAACGACAAATAGATTTTTCAGAAACGACTATTCATATTCATTTGATGTGAAAGACAACAAACCTTTGATTTTATGCAGTCATCTT